TGCCGTCCGCCGAGTTGATATTTGCGGTAATCGTGCCTGAGACCGGTTGAGTGGCCTGCCAGAATGTACCGGTGACCGCATGGCTGGGGACGGAGGACAGCGAGACCGGCTGAGTTGCCTGCCAGAATGTACCGGTGACCGCATGGCTGGGGACGGATGACAGCGAGACCGGCTGAGTTGCCTGCCAGAATGTCCCGGTGACCGGAGTTGTCGGCATCGAGGATATTGACACCGGCTGCGTGGTGCCGGTGCCGTCAATTTTGATCGCCCCGCCGGATGTCACCCCGGCGATATTCGTGCCGGCCGGATCGCCGATCAGCCCGACCGAGGCGTGAACCGTCTGGGCGTTGATGGACTGGTCGTAGGTGCGGGTTTTTTTGCCGGTGTTGGAGGCGTCGTTGGGCAGTATGACGTAGTTTTCGGCAGCCAGGACGAGCTGGGCCGTGATGAGTATTATAAGAGTTATAAAAACTATAGGACCTATGGAGCGTTTCATTTATCCCCCCGTCAAACTTCTTTTGAGAGGCTAACCCCTCCCAGCCTCCCCTTAATTAAGGGGAGGGGCTTTCAAGGGGCACGGCGTACCGTGCCCCTACTGTTTCACTGTTCAACCGTTCAACTGCCTTACGGCACGACGTTGCCCTGTATGCCGCGGTAATCGATTACCGCGCCGCCGTAGATGTGGCGGATCTTGTAGGTCAACTTGTCATTGCTGAACATGCTGCCGACCGTGGGGAGGTCCTGGACGAACAGTTCGGGATCCTGCTTGCCGTCGAGGAAACCGATTTCGATGGTCGGGATGTCCTTCGGGTCGGCCATGGTGTACCAGTTGTTGGTGTCGGACCATGTTTTGCAGACGATTAGCTCCCAGGTCTGATTCCACACGGCGCTGGACGCGGTCGGAGTGAAGGTCCCGATGCCGGCCAGGTTGGGCTGCACGGTCAACTCATATGCCGCGTCGGCCAGGTCGAGCGGCACGATCAGCGACTTCGGCGCGATGCCGAGAGGTTCGGCGCTGCCTTGTTCCTGCTGTTTCCACATGGCCAGGCGGTTGGCCTGGAGGGTGGCCTTGGCCAGCGCTGCTACGGCCAGGTTGGAGTGGGTGGCATGAAAGAGCGCCACGGCGTCGTAAATAGCGGCGTTGGAGTCCAGGAAGGCAAAGACGAACTTGTAGAGAGTCCGAGCCGCGGCGCGGCCGAGACGGACGGGAACGCGGCGGACCAGGCCGACGTCGTCATTTTTGATCGCCTCCAGGGTAATATCTTCGGTACCGCCCCGCTTGGTGGCCGCGTAGGTCGATTCCTCATCCGCCGGGCTGGTGAGCGCTCCGTATGCCGCGCCCTGGGCAACCGCTGGAAGATCTCCGTAGCCGCCGAGACGCGGCCTGCGGTTGGTGCGGAAGTCGTTGAGGGGGACCGGCGTGTCGCAAATCTTGCGCCAGTCGTCCAGGCCGGAGGCGTTGTATTCGGATACCATGCGCCGGGTGATGGAGTCGCCGAGCATCTCGGTGAATCCGCCGGTGGCGATGGACGCCTGCATTTTCACGGCGTCGCGGAGCTGGCCGGTGACCAGCATGTCGCCGGTGAAATCCTGGTAGCAGGCCTTGAAGCTCATCACTTTGCCGTCAAAGAAATCATCGAACATCTTGATGTGCTTGTCGTGCTGGTCAGCCACGATGGCGGCGCGGATCTGCCCCGCCTCGATGACCAGGCCGGTGCCGGCAATGGCGGAGTCGAGCATCTCTTTCGTGCTCTTGATCATGTTGTCGAGCTCCACCGCGGCGAAGATTTTGCCGTCGAAGTTCTTGCGGATGTGATCCTGGGCGGTTACCGGCAGGCCGCTGCCTACCAGCGCCCGCTCCAGCCTGATCTCGCAGGCGAGGATCTGGGTCTCTTTGTTGGCGCCGTTGTCAGCGCCGGGCGTGGCTACCAGTTGCTGCAAGGCTGCGGTGATCTTCGCCACCAGGTCGGTGTTGCCGGCGTCGCCGCCGGCGTCCTTCACGGTTGCCGCGGCGATCTGGGTGAGGGCCTCGTCCTCGGTCATGGTTCCGGCCTCGATGGCCGCGGTGATCTTGACTACCAGGTCGGGCCGCGTCCCCTGGAGGGCGGCCAACAGTTTTTGAAACATCTCTGCCTCCTCGTGGCCCGCCTCTGCGGCTGCAGCCATCTGTAAGAATTGCCCGCCTGCGGCGGGGTCATACACAACATCGACTGAAACCTGGTTGATAGACAACAGGCTCAGAACCTCTTTGCCTCTTACTTTGCTCTTTGACGCCTTGCCGTCGATATCCACGGAAAGGCCGTAGGGGTCGGGCACGCCCATGTCGCGGGCGGCCTTCAGGTTGTCGCGGATGCCGTAGCCGGTCGGGAGAAAAATCACCTGGCCGTATATGCCGTCGTCTCGGGTTTCCGGCTTGGTCACCACGCCGATGATATCCACCGGAGGCTTGCCGTGTTTGGCGGCGTCCTGATGCTGACCTGTGCGCAGGGCGAACAATTTCGCCCCCTCGAATTTTGCGACCTCGGCTGCGGTCATGTTGGCCCTTTTGAAATCCAGGCGGCCATCGGCGCTAAGACCGAATTTGAGGATGCAGACGTTCCAGAGGTTCCCGGTTTCGTCGCCGGCAACTGCGCCGAGGATGTGGCATATTGACTGGATGGTTTTTAGCATGTGGTTGTTTCCCTCTTTTGGGACTTATGGGAGTTATGGGGCTTATGCTTTTTCTTCGGCCTTTGCCGGTTTCTTGCTTACCAGGTGCTTCTGGCCGTCGGCCGTTACGAATGAGACCGCATCGCCCTTGTCCACCCAGTCGAGCACATCGGCGGGGGTGAGGTCCCGCGTGAACGGGGTGGAAACCAGTTTCTTCCGCCCTTCTTCTTCAACTTCCTTTTGATCCGCGCCGCGGAACGTGAGCCCTGCCAGGTGTTTTGCGTCGATCTTTTTGTCTGCCATTGGTTTCTCCTTTGGGTTTGAACCCCTCCCCCGCCTCCCCTTGTCAGGGGAGGGGCTTTCGCTTCCCCCCTGATAAGGGGACCCAAAACGGGCCTAAAGGGATTGAGGGGGGTTAGCCTTGTTTTTTCCACATTTCCAACTGTCTCGTATCGAAATCCATTGCGAAGGCCTTTTGCTCGCCGAAAGCCTCCATCCAGGGGACGTGGGTGCAGCCGCAGCGGATTACTTCCTTGATGCCGGCATTCGGATCGCGCGGGTACATGACCGGCGTGCCGTCGCTGCCTTGGTAAAACGGTTTGTTCATCCCCCTGGTCTCGCCGTGCAGCGCCAGGTGGATAGCCCTGGGCATTCCGGGATGGCCTGCGTGCAGCCACATGCGCTTCAGTTCCGGCAGGGTTCCGGCGGACGCCTCCATGCTCTTCTGCGTGCCCATGCTGAAGGCCCGGCCCATCTCCAATCCGGTGACGACCTCGCTGCGCTCGGCTATGCTTTTGAATATGGACGGGCCGGACAGGTTGCCGGCGATCTGCGCGGCCACGTCCTGCGGCGTCTTCTGGCCGAGGATCCCCATGGTCAACTCGCCTTTGATCTTGTTGAAGGCGTCGGAGCCGACGGCGGAGATCCGGCCGAAGGCGAATTCCTTGAGGCTGTCGAGCAGGGTGGACGAGAGCCAGGGGGTCGTCAGTTGCACCCCGGCCGCCGCTGTTGCCTCTGCCAGGAGCCCTGCCCCGGCGCTCCATGATGTATCCAACCCGCCGCCGATCTCTCGCGTCGCCGCGCTCTGCCAGTCGGAGAGGTAATGCTCGATGCTGTTGAGCGTGCTCTTGAGATGATAGGCCGAATAACTTCCGCCCTGGGCCGTGGCCAGTTCGGCGATTATCTGGCGCTTCGTCTCCTCGAGGAGGGCGAGCACCTTTTCGGAACCGAGGGCTTCGCCCTTTTTCTGGGTGGCGAGGATGGATTTGATTTTTTGTGTTACGGTTACGGCCATTTTGCCCGCCAAACGAACGAGGATATGTTTATAAACATGTGTCAAGGAAATTCGCGGGGCATTGCCCCACTTTTTGGCGTTCGGCCCTTAGAAGCGAAATTTCGCGTTTAGTGCCGTTTCGCCGATCAAGTGGGACTTATGGGACCTATGGGGCTTATGGTTTGGCCCTTGTCTCCGGTCCCCTGGTCACTGGTCGCTGGTCGCCGGTCCTTGTAATCCTGATATCCCGCCTCGGGGATATCCTGTTTCTCCGGGTCATACTCAAACCCGACGAAAGCGCAGGCAAAGGCAAACATCTTGCGGGCCGTGGGCTCGTCTATCCATCTGTTTGTCTGGGCCGCGCTGAGCGATACCGCCAGCGACTGGACCGAGGCCGACAGCTTGGTGATGTCCTTGTTGCTGATCTCCGGCGTCTGCAGCGTGTAGGTCAACTCCTCTTCCGGCACGCCGCGCAGGTAATTGGCGTCGACGGCGGACTGGATCACGAAGTCGAACATCTTCTTGAGGATCATCTTGACGGTCTTCTGCCGCCGGCTGATCATCTTCAGGGCGGGGAGGTCCATCTCGGCCGCGGTGGCGCGGTTGACGTCGCCCCCTCCGCCGACCCAGTGCTCGGGGATCCCCTTGGGGCCGAGTATATGATTGCGCAACAGGCGCGCCCCTTTTTCGGCGTCGACGGCGTTCTGGGTCGGGCTGACCGCCACGCTCTTGACCTTTTCGTTGTGGACGAATGCGCCGCCGCTTTTGGGCGGGCGGAACTTGGCGGAGTCTTTTGCCAGGGCGTCAGCGTCGGCGCCCTCGACGGTGACATCCCAGTAAAACGGGTTCATCTGCGCGAACTTTTCGCTCATGTCGGCCATGAACTGCTCGTAGCCGTCCAGGTGGTCAGCCACCACGAACAGGTCGGAGCAACCGCGCGGCTCGTTGGTGAGGGTGTTGACCTTTTCGTAAAAGCAGATGCCGTCGGTGAATCCCGCCAGCAGCTTCTGCCCCGCCGGGGAAAGGATCTCGATATTTTCCTTGCCGAGGATAACGGAGAGCTTGCGCGGCGCGTCGGCATCGGTCCGCTTCAACTGCACGCCGATGATCAGCTTGGCGTTGTGCGGGTCGGTGATGACCTCGTCCACGTCGGCCGGGTCGATATAGCCCACCCGGACCTTGCCGGTATTGGACAAGACGAATGCGGGGAGGCAGAGCTCGCCGAATACACCCAGCTCGGTTACGTGCTTCTCGAAAAATATGTCGAACTGGTTGGCGATGTCAGTCCAGAAATCCTCCAGCAGTTCCTTTACCTGGTCATTCTCCGCGGTGAACGGCATGCCGTCGGCAACGACGAAGGCGGTCATGATCTCGATGATGAACTGGCCGAGGGGGTTGGTTTTCCAGAGCCAGTAGCAGATCTCGAACATCCGCTCCTGGGTGGTGACCGGCAGCACCCGGCGCGGGTCGCCGGTGAGCTTGCGCCAGCCGACTTCTTCGAAGGCGAGGGAGGAGGCCTGGAGGCGGACCTGGAGCTCGGCCTCAACACCCTCGGAGATGATGGAGCGGATGAATCCTATATTTTTCAAAGCATCCTTGATTTTCAAGCTGCTTTTCTCCTCATGATGTTGCCAAAAAAGCCGCTCTTGCGCTCGGCGTGGTAGTTGTCGGGGGTGGTCTCCTGCGGGGCGCATGCTGCGGTTACCATTCCCCCCTCCAGCAGGCTCTTCAGCATCTCCAGAGCGTCCGGGCCGTCATCGTGGCCGCCCTTGCCCTTGGGCCGGTAGTAAATCAACTGCCGTATCAGCTCGCCCATGCCGTGGCGCTTGAACCTGATCCAGCCGTTTTTGATCCAGGGTTGCAGGGTGACTATGCGCAGGTCCTTGTCGGTGTTCGGCTTGATCGACTTGATGTTGATGGTGAGCCCCTTGGCGTGCGCTTCCTTTTGGAATGAGTGGGAAAAGAATTCCTGGAACTGGATCTCTTCCATCGCCAGCTCGTCAAACCGGTCCCGCTCGTGATAGGTGAGGATGTCGGTCATGATCCTGTCCGGATGACGCTTTTCGATGTCCGCCACGGTCAGGTAAATCACGTTGTTTTTCATCC